AAGGCTCCAAAATAACCGCTTATTGACTAAATATCTTAAAGTGCTATATTTATAAAGTGACAATATATAATTTACAATAAAGGAGAAATGTCATGATTGCTATTACACTCCCATCAGATATTGAAGGTCGTTTAACTAATCTTGCTGCCAGAAAAGGACGCACAGCTATTTATTATGCCAGAAAAGCAATACGTGAATACATTGAAGATATGGAAGATTACGAACTAGGAATGAGAGTTCTTGAGAATCCTGGCCGTATATATACAATGGAAGAGGTAAAGGTTGAACTTGGCCTGGAAGATTAAATGGGAAGATGTAGCTTTTAAACAGCTAAGCAAGCTTGATAAGCAGATCGAAAAAAGAATCGTATCGTATTTAGAAAAGGTTGTTCAAAACAATCCTAGGAAATTAGGAAAAAGACTAAATGGCGACAAATCTCATTTATGGCGATTTAGAACCGGAGACTATAGAATCATTTGCAGCATAGTGGATGACGAATTTATTGTCCTTGTTATAGCCATAGGACATCGAAAAGAAATCTACAATCAAATATAATTAAATAATAATTGCGTCTTACGCACAATGAAGTATTAATATATAGTTAAGACATGGGTTGATCGTGTTTTTTCTTAATTATATTTTATTGTGGAGTGTCCAATGATCAAAAAAACAATATTATTGACATCAATTATTATTGCTACATTATCAGGTTCATTGTCGAGCGACAATTACAGAATGGGTTTTTCTATGGGAATTTCTCATCACGACATAGAAGTTGAGAATAAAGCTACTCAACAAGAAACGATATTTGTTAAAAGTTCCCCGTCTCACGCTGTGTTTGTTGGATTAGATCATATAATTGATCAAACCCCTTTTTTCTTGGGGTTAGAGTTGGCTGGGAATAACCACAATTCAGAACAAGAACAAATTGTAAGAGGCGACGATACTAGTAAAGACTTCACATTGCGACTTAAGACTAATAATTCTTTAAGCGGTTCTTTGAGAATCGGGGTGGTGTCTGACGAGACTTTTCTTTACGCAAAGACTGGGTTAGCTTGGACAAATTGGCAAACGAACTCTTGTTTGTGTGGAGAGCCAGCCGACAAAAGCCAGAAAACAAATTTTACAAAAGTTGGGGTTATTGGTGGATTTGGCGTTGAGAGCAAGCTTAATTCAAATTTTTCCCTGGGTTTAGAGCATGAATTGGTCTTCAGCAGCGCATTTGAATTTGCACATAATGGGGAACTGTCAAAGGTTAATCCAATGGCTCAAAAGACCTCCATTAGGCTTACATACAGCTTTTGATGTTCTTAAAGCTATTTTCCCTTTGCTGGACAATTGCTGTACCTTCATTAGCTGAGCGGCATAGGTAGTATGGGACATCCTGTGCCGCGCACCATCCTTCAAAAACTTTCTGATTTGGTGATTGTTTACCCTTCCCAGCTTTAAACTCAATAAAGAAGCTATCTTTCTCACCAACGAAACAGTAATCCGGCACGCCTGACATTTTCCCCATATGTTTTTGTTTTAGCTCAAATGAATAATTAACCCGCGTTGAAGGCAAGAACTCATTTGGGATATGAAACCAAATGTATGACAAGTTTTTTTCAAGGGTTAGTTTCCGCATCGTATTCGCAAACTCAATACACATTGCCTGTTCTGGCTTCAAGCTACTTCCAGAAATTGACTTAGATGGCAACAGCAATTCCATCAATTCTTTGTTCATTAAAATATTTCCAACTCATTCATAACAAAATAATGATAGGCATAATGTCTAAAAATGTTATTTGTTGTTGACAAAACAATAAATCACAAATAATAAGACGTTCCTAAACAATATGACAACTATACCAAATACTTGAATTATGCGCATTTATAGTGTGGACATCAATTAAATTCATCATTACAATAAATTTTAGATAAATTGAAAAAAATGTTTGGCATGGGATTTTTTTTATATTGACATGACCGATAAACAAAATATATTGTATACATATGCAAAATGAATTGAAAATATAAACAATTCTGATTGTGTGGGGTTAGAAAAGATACAATTTGAATATTTATCAGGGAGGTTGAATATGATGTACGGTTTAACGATGTCTGTGGATGGCTCTTTAGAGATGTTTAACATTACAGACACAATGCTTGATGTGATTGTTGAGGACATTAACTACAGCAGAGAGCGTTCTATTATTAGGAAAACAGAGAAACAGATTACAATACATAGCGGTAACACTGATACTATTTACTTTTATGATAAGCAGGATAGGAAAGAAACAGCAAAAGCGTTTATCGATGTGCACTAACCGAGCTTGCTATGAGGGCGAATGCGAATCATGCAGGAAGAGCGATAGTTTCGTTGATTGGGAACCTTATGGGAGCAAATGGAAAAGAACAGAAAAGAAGGTTTTAAAAACTGCTGAGCAAGAAGAAGCATCCAAAGCATTTTTTGAAAAGATGCTGATAAAGGCACAGCTTGCAGGCGACATATACAGGAATAATTTGAAGAACTTGAACGAAATAAGAAAGGAAAATAATGATGGAAATGCAAGTACAAGTACAAGCACAGCCCAAGGCTCCATTAATGTTCATGGGAATGCCAATATCGGGCGGAAAGAAAATGTCTCCCTTGAAGGGTATTGTTTATGGGGACAATGGAGTGGGAAAAACCACACTTTTATCAACAGCAAAAAATCCAATAATTATTGATATGGAAGGTAATTGCGGACACATAGATGTTCCGAAGTGCCGGATTACAAACCTTGATGAGTTCAGCGAATTTCTTGATGTTTTGTTTGTGCAAGATCACGACTACAAAAGTCTTGTAATAGATTCTTTGGACTCCTTGCAAACATTTCTAGGGGAATCAATAGGGCGAAAGCATAGTGATAAAGAATTAAGTTACGGCAAAAGCTCTGGTATCTGGGCAAAAACAATCAAAGACATAATAGCGAAACTAGAAGGTCTGAGCACTGCAAAGGGAATGAACATTTTATTTACCGCCCATTGGAAGGTTAAGCCAGCAAACAACCCAATGACAGAGCAATACGACCGTTATGACTTACGCATCAACGAAGAGATGCGCACTGGGTTTTGTAACTGGGTTCAATTCATTTTCTTAGCAATCAAGGACGTGCAACTTGAGGATGAAAAGACTATTGGGTTCGGCAAGAAGAAGGCAAAAAACATAGAAAGGAGAGTTTTACACACAAGAGGAGAGCCAACATATTACGGAAAGAACGTTTTTAATCTACCGGCCAAAATGCCAATGGATTGGGAACAAATCACAACGAACGTTAAGAATTTTTACACTAACTAAAGGAAAGAGAACAAATGTCATTAAATTTTACAGTACAAAAAGTTGAAGAATATCAAGGAATTCCAGAGGGTGAATACAAAGCCCAAGTTGACCACGTTGAATACGTAAAAGGAGACTATGGCAACTATCATGTTGTTAAGTGGAAAATACTTAGCCCTATAGCATATGAAGGAAGATTTCATCAAGAACGTTACAATATCGAGCATGAAAGTGATCAGGTGCAGAAAATTGCAATAAACAACTTTAGCAAATTTTGTATTGAAATTGGCGGCCTTAAAGAAGGTGACGATCCGATAGAAGAAAATTTTCTCTTCAAAATAGCTATTCTTTTAATAAGAAAAAACAAGAATGGTTATTCCAACATAATCCGCCATAGACTTGTTGAAGGAAATAATAAACCTGAACCTCAAGTCTTGCCGACCGCTTCACATGATCCTGAAAAGACCGCCGCCATACTTGCACTTGCTGGGATTCAGTTGCCAACAACGCCAGACGCTTCGTCTCAACCACTAAATGACGAGGTTCCATTCTAATGAGAATGATTAAGGTAGCTTTCTTATGCTTAGGCGTTGCTGCTTTCTTGTCATTTTGGGTTTGGTCTTTTATGTCGGTTATAAAAGACCACCAGTTCCAAATGAAAAACCAATCACACTCAACAGAGTAAAGGATAAGACAATGAGTATGAAGTTTTCAGATAAAGGAATTGAGTTGCTAAAGCGAGAGGAAAAATTCGAATGGAAGCCCTACAAAGACAGGGCAGGGCATTTAACGATTGGGTATGGTCATAAACTCAAAAAAGGAGAATTCTTCACTACAATAACTGAAGAAGAGGCACACCAACTTTTGACACAAGATGTTGAGCCTATCGTGAAATTTATTAACGTTCATGTAAAAACACTAATAGGTCAGAACCAGTTTGATGCACTTGTCATGTTTATTTACAATATCGGTTCTACTGCTTTTTTAAACTCAACTGTTTTTGAGGATTTGAAGAACAGAAAGTATGATGAAGCAACGGTTCCATGGGCAAAGTGGATCAACATAACCGTTGAAGAAGCATGCAAAGAAACAGGAAAGATGATTAAGAAGCTTGTTCCCGTAGATGGACTTATCAAGCGCAGAAGAACAGAAATTCAACTTTTTAATGCATAGGAGAACGCAGTGAGCGGTATTATTAAAGACCCTTTGGTCGTGATGGACTTCCCAATTGAGGGCGGCAACGAGATAGACAAGAGCGCAATAGTGCGTGCGCTCTTAGAGAGAAAAAAAGAGGTGGAAAGCACATTTGCAAATGATGAGTTCTTAAAACTAGACCTAACCCATCAAGAGCTTGTCGGGATTAAAAGCACCTCGACGATCGCAACTAAAGAAAGAGAAATGCCTATAGGCGACTTGCCAGCTCTAAATTATGTAATCTCACATAGTGAGAAGTACAAAGAAAGCAAAATATTGAACATTGGAAACGTTAGTACGCTTTATCAACATCATTCTATGTAAAAGTTATTGTTTAATTTTATTAAAATGTTATTGATGTTTGTGTGTTTATGTGTCAACTTGACGCAGCATATTTTAACTGTTGTTGTTTGCTTTGTATAAGAAATCAAAAGGAAGTTTCATTGATTATTCCAATGAAACTGAAGAGTTAACTATTAAGTCACTCATGGGGATTGGCTATTCAGCTTATGAGGCTGAAGCTTACCTTAGTAAGTTACGTATACAGCGGTTATCAGAGAACGATAACGATTGTAAGAACGGGAATTATAACAAAGAGCTTCGCATACCTCCTGACAGGATGAAGCGGTTCGAAACTAAAAAAGGAAATAAAAAATGATTTTTAAAGCTGTTGTCAAAAAGTTTAAATTTACTCATATTGATATAAAAGACCTGCTTGATCTGAAAGACCTGCGCATAAAAGCTTTAGAGAATCAGATAGAATTGTTAAAAGAAAAGCTTTCACAGGTCGCGCCAAGCACAAACAAGCCTGTTCCAGTAAGAATCAAAAAGCATTCAAAGATAGTGGATGTGATAGCCGCAGTTTTTTCTAATGCGGAAAAAGATTTGAATGCTAATGAAGTTCTGGAAAGAATGGATAAAAGGAATCTGAAGAACAAGAATCCCAGCATTGAATCAGTTCGGGCAACTCTATATTACTTGAAGGAAATCGGGGAGATAATATACGGCGCGAATAAGGGAACTTTTGTCGTCAAAAGAAAATAATTTAAGGAATAATAATGACAATAAAGTTTGAAGTAAAAAATAGCTTATCTGGTGATGTCCAATTCACAGCAGATATTGATTGTGAAGATGAAAATTCTTTTGGTGTGAAATTTGGAATGGCCATCAAGTGGGCAATTGAAAATAAGGCAGACCTGAGCGGCGCATACCTGAGAGGCGCAAACCTGAGCGGCGCATACCTGAGCGGCGCAAACCTGAGCGGCGCAGACCTGAGAGGCGCAAACCTGAGCGGCGCATACCTGAGCGGCGCAGACCTGAGCGGCGCATGCCTGAGCGGCGCATGCCTGAGAGACGCAAACCTGAGCGGCGCAAACCTGAGCGGCGCAAACCTGAGCGTCGCAAACCTGAGCGACGCAAACCTGAGCGACGCAAACCTGAGTGGCGCAAACCTGAGCGGCGCATACCTGAGAGGCGCAAACCTGAGCGGCGCAGACCTGAGCGGCGCATACCTGAGAGGCGCATACCTGAGCGGCGCATACCTGAGAGGCGCAAACCTGAGCGACGCAGACCTGAGCGGCGCAGACCTGAGCGGCGCATACCTGAGAGGCGCAAACCTGAGAGGCGCAAACCTGAGCGGCGCAGACCTGAGCGGCGCAGACCTGAGCGGCGCAAACCTGAGCGACGCAGACCTGAGCGGCGCAGACCTGAGAGGCGCAGACCTGAGCGGCGCAAACCTGAGCGACGCAAACCTGAGCGGCGCAAACCTGAGCGACGCAAACCTGAGCGACGCAAACCTGAGCGACGCAAACCTGAGCGACGCAGACCTGAGCGGCGCAAACCTGAGCGGCGCAAACCTGAGCGACGCAAACCTGAGCGGCGCAGACCTGAGCGGCGCAAACCTGAGCGACGCAAACCTGAGCGACGCAGACCTGAGCGGCGCAGACCTGAGCGGCGCATACCTGAGCGACGCAGACCTGAGAGGCGCAAACCTGAGCGACGCAAACCTGAGCGAAAACCAATTAAGGTATTACAAGCACGATTTTTGGGGGATATTGCTTCAATACAAAAATGAAATTCCGGCATTAAGAGAACATATCGTTAATGGAAAAATAGATGGGTCTACCTATTCAGGGCACTGCTCATGTCTGATGGGGACAATCTCTAAAATCAAAAATTGTAATGTTGATGACCTGCCCAAAGATTCATCAAGTCCTATAGAGTCATGGTTTTTGATGATAAAACTTGGCGATACGCCTGAAAATTCTAAAGCTTCTAAGCAAGCACTTGATTGGCTGGATGAATTTACGATGTTACTAAATATTAAGGAATAATAATGACAGATAACAGTACCGTAAATATTGAACAAGATTTTTTAGAAAATATGCAAAGC